CCAAGTGTTGCATGGCGTAAAGAAGGAATACAAAGAATTAACATGTTCATGACTAAAAAAGATAGGATTGAATATTATAAATCTGAAATTGAAAGATTAGAAGTACAAAAGAAAGCTACTAAAGATGAATTTACAGAAACCTATCAAAAACTATGGAATGAGTATCAAGATGAGTTTGGTAATTTTGTATCTACTGACACATTTTCTAATTCAAAATTAGAATCAATGGATGACTTATCTAGAAGTTTAATATTTGACCCTACCCAAAGAGCCCGTAGAGATACTTTTACAGATGATTTAATTAATCCACTAGCCCCAACAGCTAAAGACCCAATATTTGGTAATACAGGTGGAGTATCACAGTATATATTAGATTGGGCTTACAGAAATCCATTGTTGAAAACATCACTTGGAATTAACTTTATTAAAACACCTGTACAGTTAAATAGATTTATGTGGCATCATACGCCCATTCTAAACAAACTTCATTTCCAATACAAAGAGATGTTAAATTCAGATGACCCATATGTACGCCATCATGCTGAAAGCACACAAGCTTTAGGAATAGCTTTAATAGGCTGGTCAGCGACTATGTATTCTTCAGGTAGATTAATAGGACATCACAGTGACACTGATAAATCAGATTCTATAGTATTAGAAGATGGAAGTACTGTGAAATTTGATAGGTTGTATCCACTTACTGGACTGCTAAAATTCACAGCTAGAGTAGGAGATGTTACTAAAGATTTAGGGCATATATGGAATGACCCATTACATACAGAGGCTAATGAAAAATTTTGGGACACTGTTTCACACGTTAATGGGGGACTTCTATCAGTTTTAAACGTGACACTAAACTCCCAATTAGTTACTAACCAAGCTTTTGACGTGTTAGAAGGATTGTTAGGACAATTTGGAAATGAACGAGAGCGAAAAGATGCAGCAAGAACAGTCAAAAAATTCTTTGGTTCTACTGCTGCTAAAACAATGCCAGCTGCTACAGGATTTAGAAGAGCAACAAGAGAACTGGCAGATGCTGATTTTGAGATAAACACAGAAATAGAAAGATGGTATGAATCAACGCCAATGGCTTTATATGAAGAAATCACAGGCACAGCTTTTCAACCTAAACGTGGTAGAACTTATAAAATAAAAAATAAAACTCAAGGTTTTGTACCTTTTTATGGTGCTACCGACTGGGACAATATATTTAAATTCTCAGCTGAAGATGTTAAAGATGTATTTAAAACACAAGAAGGATTAGAGTCATATCTAGAAGTGGCTTCTGATTTCCCTAGAATAGACACTACAGTCAGTACCTCAGGTATTACAGGTGATATTGAAATAGGGGATTTACTAGATTATAACGTATCTAGCTATATAGACCCTAATACAGGAAAAAATATTGTGCCTGATAGAACACAAACATTTGCTGATTTGCGTTTACAGTTAGCTGGAGAAATGAAAATAGATGGAAAAACAATCGAAGACACTTTATCTGATATGTTTGATGACCCTATGAGTCCATATCACAGGTTCTATCCTAAGAAACAAATAGGTGGTAAACGCCCTGACGAAGCAGTTGTTAAAGAAATACATTCTATTTATGAATCTTTAGCTAAAGATTGGGTTATTCAAAATGCTTACGCTAAAGTTAAGAACAAAGAAATTACACCATTTTATGAGGAAATGTTAAAAGTAAATGAAATATTAACAAAAGCTTTAAAAGACAACGAGAAAGATTACGAAGCAAGATTGAAGACAATATTGAAAAAGTAAAGTTCCCGTCTTAGAAGAATCAATTTAGAGGAAACACATGGCAAACAGTTTTGTAAGGTACACAGGTGACGGTAGCACAACCACTTACTCAGTACCATTTAGCTATAGGGCACAAGAAGATGTCACTATTACTATAGATGGTGTAGCAACTACAGCATTTACATTTAATGGTGCTGGTACACAGGTTACATTTACCTCAGCTCCAGCTTCTTCTACAGCTATAGAAATCCGTAGAACCACAAGTCAGGGCACAAAGCTCGTAGATTATGCGTCAGGTTCAGTACTAACAGAATCAGATTTAGACACGGATAGTGACCAAGCGTTCTTTATGTCTCAAGAGGCTATTGATGACGCTGGTGACGTAATTAAGTTATCTAACGTTAACTTCCAATGGGACGCACAAAATAAACGTTTAACTAACGTTGCTGACCCAACATCAGCTCAAGACGCAGCTACTAAAAACTGGTCAGAAACAGCTATGTCTTCTCAGTTAGCTCAGGCTACAACACAGGCAACTAATGCAGCAACCAGTGCGACCAACGCTTCTACTAGTGAAACCAATGCGGCATCTTCGGCTACAGCAGCGGCAGCTAGTGCGACCGCAGCAGCAGCTAGTGAAACAGCGGCTGAAACTGCTGAGACTAATGCTGAAACAGCTGAGACTAATGCAGAAACTGCTGAAACAAATGCAGCAGCCAGTGCGTCAGCAGCTTCAACTTCAGCTTCTAATGCTGCAACATCCGAATCAAATGCTTCAACATCAGCTACAAACGCAGCTTCGTCTGCATCTACAGCTTCTACATCTGCTAGTAATGCTAGTACATCCGAAACAAACGCAGCTACATCTGCTACTAATGCTAATACCAGTGAAACCAATGCGGCTTCATCTGCTACAGCGGCAGCTTCATCTGCTACAGCGGCGGCTTCTTCTGCTAGTACGGCGTCCACAAGTGAAACCAATGCGGCGTCTAGTGCGTCTGCGGCTTCAACTTCGGCGACCAATGCTGGGACATCAGAGACTAACGCAGCGACTTCGGCTACAACAGCAACAACTCAAGCTAGTAATGCAGCTACATCTGCGACCGCAGCTCAGGCAGCTCAAACAGCGGCTGAGTTAGCAGCAGATAATTTTGATGACATATATTTAGGAGCTAAGGCTTCTGACCCGACAGTAGACAATGACGGTGACGCATTAAATGCTGGTGACTTGTATTTCAATACAACAGTAGACAAACTAAAAGTTTATGATGGCTCTGCTTGGCTAGTAGCGACAGCTAGTGGTACAGAAATATCTAGCGTGTTACAAGATACTACACCTCAATTAGGCGGTGATTTAGATTTAAATTCAAATGATATTACAGGTACAGGTAATGTTAATATTACAGGTACTATTCAATCTTCAGGAAATATTACAGGAACACTAGCTACTGTATCTCAGCCTAATATTACTTCTGTTGGCACACTTTCATCACTTACTATAAGTGGTGATTTAACTGTAGATACAACTACTTTAAAAATAGATTCAACAAACAACAGAGTAGGTATAGGACAAGCTACTCCCACTAAACAGTTTGAAATAAACAATAGTGGAGATACTGAATTGTTAATTAAATCAGGAACTTCATCTGTTGGTAAAATTTTTTTCGGAGATGCAGATAGTTCATCTTCTGGTTTAATAGAATATGGTCACACTGCTAATGACATGGGATTTTATGTAAATGGTTCAAGAAAAGCTTTAATAGAATCTGATGGTGACTTACATGTAGATGGTGATGTTATTGCTTATTCAACTACTGTTCCATCTGATATTGCATTAAAAACAGATGTTCAAATGATACCTAATGCACTAGATAAAATAGATGAAGTCAGAGGTGTTACATTTAAAAGGTATGATGGAGAAAAATCTGCTGGTGTTATTGCGCAAGATTTAGAAAAAGTTTTACCTGAAGCAGTCCATGAAAAAGAATTTAAATTACTTGATGGTAAGAAATATAAAACAGTCCAGTACGATGCAATTCATGGTTTATTAATTAACTGTATAAAAGAACTAAAAGAACAAATTAAGGAATTGAAAAATGGCTTTACAAAGTAGTGGTCAAATAAAACTAAGTGAAATAGCTGCTGAGTTTGGTGGCTCTGCACCTCATTCTTTATCAGAATATCATGGCGAGGGTAATGCACCTAGTAGTGGTGAAATACAATTAGCAGCAGATTTTTATGGAACATCTTCTGGTACTGAACACGCTAATACAACTATAACAGTAGCTACTGGTGGTGTTAAAAGCAATCAGAGAGGTGTAGATGTTGGTAATTACGGAAGTATTTCTAGCACAGCTATCGCTAACTCAAGTAATGAAATAGATGAGGTATATTTAGATAGCAGTATAATGAGATTTCATTTAAAAACTAGTACTAGTTATACAGCTTGGACATACATTGAAATTACAAATGGTAGTACTGTAACAAGATTTAACAGAGCAGATGCTAGTTTATCACAACATGGAATAACAGGAGCTAAATTTCATCATTGGTCTAGTGCAGCTTCAGGCTCACCAAATACAACTATGAGTGCTGACACTTTAATGGGTGCTAATGGTTCATCAACAGGATTTAAAATAGTAGAAACATAATGTCTTATACTTTTACAAGAATAAACGAATTTACAATAGACGATACTTTTAATCAGATATATGCAGATAGTTTAGATGATATAAAATCTGGAACAGTTGCCTCAGAACATTTAAGCAAATCAGACACAGAATTAAAACAACACATAGAAACTATGATAAATGCTAGTAATTTTGGTTATAACGTTATTGTTTCTAAAGATGATGTTCCTTGTTTATATATACATGGAATGTATGAAAACAATACATATACTTGGCGTAATGCATTAGTAGGCAAAATAAACAACAGCAAAGCATGGACATGGACATCTGAATTTCATCAAGCTAATAAAGATTGGATTCAATCATTAGGTGGTAGTAAATTTGCATTAGAATGTATTAAAGATTCTAAAATTGATACTTACTTTACACAAGCTACTACAGATAATGTTTGTTTAGGAAACTTGACTACACAAGATTTAGATAATAATTTAAAACTTATGACATGGGAATACTAATGTGGCACTTACATTATTATATGGAATTTACTTCTTACTAGCATTATATTCTTTTGTAGCACTATCTTGGCTACAACTTCTATACACATACATACTCTTTTACTTTTTACTAGAATTTACAATGAGCTTATTTATACACAGATGGGCTACACATAGTCTATGGAATCCACCAGTATGGTTTCAAAACATAATGAGTGTAGTATCACTAACAGCTATGATAGGTACACCTATATCGTACAGTGCATGGCATAGAAATCATCATAAACATTCAGATACAGATAAAGACCCTCATAGTCCTAAGTACAAAAACTGGTTTAATATTATATTTAGAACACATGAACAAGAATCTAATATCAAACTTGTTACAGATAGACTAAGAAATAAATGGCAATTATTTTTAACTAAACATGAAACAATGTTGGTTTACATGTTTAATGCTATTCTTTTGTTAGTCTTACCATTTGAATGGTTTTTAACTTGGGCAACAGCAGTAGCTATGACTACCTTTTGGGTAATGTTAGTTACAGGCATTATGTGTCATTTAGGTAAAGTAAAAGATGTACCTTATATGTACCCTGTAGCGTTTTCAGAATCATATCATAAACAACATCATATCGAACCTAAATTAAAACATTGTAAGTTTGACCCACTTGTTTGGGTAATTAAAAAACTGGGGTGGACATGAAACATGCAAGGTTAGTACAATTATTAGCATTAATAAATCATATAGTAGCAATAGCGGGGTGTTATTATTTCCCTGAGTATATTGTATATGGTTTATTCGCTTGGGCGTTTGTTAATATCTTTGGTACAAACATTGCCATACACAGGTTTATGGCTCATAGAAGCTTTGAGACAACTCCTGTCAAAGCTAAAATTTTAAAGTATCTTACAATCATACCAGCATTTGGTAGTCCATTATCATGGACAGCTATGCACCGCTACCATCATATGTACAGTGGTAGTGATAAAGACAATGAATCCCCTGAAAGAATAGGATATGTCAGAGCATGGCTTACCTTGTATGACCCTATTACTGTACCTAAAGATATGGTAAAGGATATTATTAAAGACAAAGATTATATGTTTATAACTAAGCATTATTGGACTTTATTACTTAGTTATATATTTATATTGTACGCAATAGACCCATTATTAGGAATATTTGCGTTTTCATTCCCAGCAGCATGTGTATATCAAGCAGCGGGAGCGTTTGGTGTCATACCACATATGAAACAATTTGGTTATATTGTGGTTAAACCCAACAAAGACTGCACGGCGGTCAACAGTCCCCTGACTTCTCTTATAAGCTGGGGTGAAGGTTGGCATAATTATCACCACACTATTGCAAAAGACTACAGACACGGTCACAAATGGTGGGAACTAGACCCACCCGCATGGTTTATAGAGAGGATATTTCTTAAATGAAAGTTACATTAGAGCAATTAGCTGAAAAGCTAGACCGACTAGAGACAAAAGTAGAATCGTTACAAGAAGACGTAGCTAAAGGTAAAGGAGCTGTTAGTTTTCTTATGTGGTTAGGTGGTATAGCCGCCATTATTACTGGATACTTTTGGAGTAAGTAATGATACCTTTTGAAGTTATTACTATGTTAGGTAGTAGTTTACTTACAGGTGTACTAAGCCTGTGGTCAGCTAAACAAAAAGATAATGCAGACCAACAAAAGTTTTTAATACAACGTGCTGAGGTTGATAGAGCAGCCATACAAGACGCACGTAATCATGGTGGACACTTCCAAAGTGTAACCCGTAGATGGATGGCATTATTAGCAGTATTCTTTGTTATATGTTTACCAAAGCTAGCCGTCTTTATAGACCCATCTATTGCTGTGCATCTAATGTACTTAGAGCAAGTTAAAGAAGGATGGTGGATATTTGGCTATACACAAGAGGTTACAACGTTTACAGGTCTCTCAGGTATAGTTATAACTAACGCTGATACACACTTTCTAGCGGCAGTATCGGGATTTTATTTTGGTTCGGCTGCTGTAAGGAGATAAAATGACAGAACAAAATGAACAAATAGAAAAGATAGTAGAAGAGTTACCTGTATTACTTGTAGCTCATGCTTATAGGAAGCTTAAGTCAGGTGATGAAATATCTGCAAGTGAGATGAAGGTATGTTTAGATATCTGTAAGACTTACTCAAGTCCTGATATCGTAGAAAAAGCTAACAACATACTAGAGGACTTACCGTTCGACACAGATGAATAAGATAGATAACTTTAAGAACTTCTTGTATCTAGCTTGGAAACACCTCAATCTACCTGAGCCAACACCTATACAATACGATATAGCAGACTATCTACAATCTAAAGAAAAACGTATTGTTATCGAGGCTTTCAGGGGCGTAGGAAAGTCTTGGATTACTTCCGCATTTGTATGTCACCAATTACTGCTGAACCCTCAGCGTAACATATTGGTAGTATCAGCTAGTAAAACGAGGGCTGATGACTTTAGTACCTTTACACAAAGACTAATTGCAGAAATGCCGTTATTACAACATCTACAACCTAAGGATAGTCAAAGACATTCTAAGGTATCTTTTGATGTTGCCCCAGCTCAGGCTTCACACGCCCCCTCAGTGAAGTCTATGGGGATTACGGGACAGCTAACAGGGTCTAGGGCTGACCTTATTATTGCTGATGACGTAGAATCTGCCAATAACTCACAGACTCAGCTTATGCGTGACCGCTTAAGTGAGACCGTAAAAGAGTTTGACGCTATTATAAAGCCTAAAGTAGGACGTGTTATCTTTCTAGGAACACCTCAAACAGAGATGTCATTGTATAATGACCTAGATGAACGTGGGTTCAAGACACGTATATGGTCAGCATTGATTCCTAACCAAGCACAAAAGGTAGGATATGGGCATAAATTAGCTCCTACAATTGCTGATATGGACGGTAAAGAGGGAGACCCTACTGACCCTGATAGATTTAATGAAATCGACTTAATGGAGCGTTTAAGCTCATACGGTAGGTCAGGCTTTAATTTACAGTTTATGTTGGATACTAGTCTATCTGACGCCAACAAATACCCATTGAAGCTTAATGACCTTATTATAGCCTCAGGTTGCAGCACATGGACAGAAGCTCCAGCCAAAATACAATGGGCTTCAGGTATAGACCAAATCAAAGCAGTTGACTCTGAGTTACCTAATGTAGGACTTAAGGGTGACTATTGGACTTCTTACCTATACATGTCCGACGAATTTACAGAGTTTGAAGGCTCAGTTATGTCTATTGACCCCGCTGGTCGTGGGGCAGATAAAACAGCCTATTGTGTACTTAAGATGTTACACGGTGTATTGTACCTGACTGCCATTGGTGGTCTAGATGGTGGATACTCTGATGACACACTTAAGAAGCTATCTAACATTGCTAAGAAACATGACGTCAATGATATCGTCATTGAGAGTAACTTTGGTGATGGCATGGCAACACAGCTTCTAAAGCCTGTATTGGCTGACATACATCCTTGTAATGTAGAGGAAGTACGCCACAGTATACAGAAAGAGAAGCGTATAATAGACACATTAGAGCCTATTATGAATACCCATAGGTTAGTTATTGATGATAAGCTTATCAAAGATGACTTCCAGTTAGACCCTGACCACCAGTTATTTAGACAAATGACTAGGATAACAAGGGATAAAGGTGCACTAAGGCATGATGACCAAATAGACGCCTTAGCTATTGCAGCTAACTACTGGGTAGAAGTAATGGATAGAGACCAAACATTGTCTTATAACCAACATAAAGAAGAAATGTTACAGGAAGATTTAGATAAGTTTATGGAACAAGCCATAGGCAGAGAGCCAAAAGGAGATAGCTGGATATGAGCGACTGGATATACTCAGATAGAGAGTGGGAAGATGTTAAAGACCGTGTAGGTCATATTGAATCTTCTAACAAATATGACATACGAGGTGGTTACAATAATGCTTATATTGGACGCTATCAACTTGGTAAACAAACTATTAAAGAAGCTTCTAAATCATTAGGAATAATCATTCCTGAGGATAAAGATTTAATGAATAACCCTGATTTACAAGACAGAATGTGGAAAAGTTACTTAGGTGGAGCTCATAACTGGCTTAAGAATAACAGTAACGTCTATCGTAATATGGATGAATCTGAACAAAAAAGAATGTTACCTATGGCTCAGTTTGGGGCTGGTAATGTTAAGAAGCTGTTAGATGACAATATCATGTTTAAAGACGCAAATGGCACACCTATTACTAAATATAGGGACGCATTTAAAGGATACCAATGGGATAGTGACATGACTGATGTTATTTTATTAGACCCAATAACAGTAACCCCATTAAACACAGAATAGGTCGTCAAAGGTTTTTCTTCATTTTTCCTTTGGCGGCTCTTGTCCTTGTCTGTAAATATCTAGACAAAGGGTAGACAGAAACTTAAAGTACCCATATAAGATAAAACCCCTGTGCACCCCTAGCTATATATAGACAAGCTATCCTTCCTTATTACTTATTAATTATGATACTAATAGAAGTACTACTCATAGTTATTACTGGAGTCTTACTCCTTAATAGCCACTATATAAGAACCTATTGGTTGAAGCCTGAGATATCCATAGGGGAGTTTATTCTTATAGCTGTGTTAACAGCTGTTGTTTTGTCGAATATTTGGTAAAAAAATATGAAGAGGTTATCGTACATGAGGCTTCGCCTCTTCCCCCGTCGGTTACTATATTATTGTCGCTGTGGGCTTTGGTCAAACTTAAGGTTTGCTCGGCGTGGTACATATAAGAGGGCTCTTTTGGTTTCCTAAGGCTCGCCGTTTTTATTTCGTTTGTTTGAGTGCTCGGGTCTATTTTTTTATTGAATAGCTAATGAATCAGCCATATGTAAATTAATTTAACTATTATGTAATTATTTTGTTGACATGGTATAAACATTGGTGGTAGAGTGTACTCAAGCTAGGGGAACGAGAAATCCTAGCCACTGACCTAGCAGTATAAATTCTGGGATGAGGCGAGGGGCTCTGAGATAAAAGTCGCCGTACGGGGTCAGGAAGCGTAGCAAATGCTAAGAGCCGAAAGGTGGCTAGACTGACTAAAACTGACTTGAGGCTGTGCTATTTATGAGGTAGCAAGCGGTAAGAAAATTATCGGGGATATAGAAACCCAATCATTTATATGAAATCTAATCAGCAGTGCAAATGAAATTATGAGAAAGATACAGGTGCTGGATAGGTAACGGGTAACGTAATAACCGACGGTGGACGGACGCAACAGACAAGCGTGAAAGCGTGGACAGTCAGTGTTGTCGTACGGCATTGGTAGCCGTGCCTGAATGAGTAACCAACGAAACAACAACAACAATGTGAGGAAATTATGAAAGAAATGTATATAACACATAAAGGAAAATGCACAAATAAATCTAACCTTAGATTGCTAGAAGCTAACAACATAACCGTTCTTATGTCTTATGCTACAGCAGTAGCGTTTAAAGATGACAATGAGAATGCTAGGTGCAATGAGTGGTTTTTTACTAGCCATAAATACAGCCCTACAACCAGCAAGCAAATAACATGCTTTTTAAATGCGTACGCTGGCGGGCGTGCGGGCGGGCATGAAGTGTCGCAGTCTCATATTGACAACGCATATACAAACATGGCGGACAACGGAAACCATGTATTAATATCGAGAGGTAGTAGATAATGAATAGACAGATACAACGTGCTATGGACAGTGATGAGGCTTACTCTCAAAAAGTAGAAGCTAACGAAGATTATGCAAAAGCTGAATTACGAGCAAAGCATATTACAAGGCTTCAATACATTATGATAATGCGAGATATAGAGCGGGGAATATTGCCTTATATCGACTAGTTACACTGATGAGACTTCAATAGTCGAAACGCTGACGCCTCTAGATAGCTAGGGGCGTTACATGGTCTAGGCGTCTGTAACATTTAATAATTAACAATGCGAGGTAAAAATGATAGCAACAATATTAACAGCAATAATATCTATTTTAGTGCTAGCCGTGTGGCTCGGCTGTATATGGGTAGATGTAATTAAAGGGGGTAAAAAATGCAAGTAATAAAATTATACTTACCAATGAAAGACAATAACGGGAATGACTTAATGCACATCCACAAAGGTTTCATTGATAAAATAGCTTTACACAATGTAAGCCGTATTAAAGACAATAGAGAGTCTGAGATAACTGGCTTTACTAGATACCAAGCTCAGGGCTTCTGGTTTGGTTGGAGTCTGGAATCAGACAGTCATAAGGTTTTCAATGATGATATCTTAGTATATGAGTTTCATGTATCAAATAAAAACGTGGGGCTTGCATACACACTTTTACAGCGTCATGCCGTTATCTTATGCCGTAGGATGAAACAGGAATGTATCTACTTACAGCTTAACAATGATACTGAGTTAGTGAGGTAAATGATGACTGAAGAAACAATTATAACAATAATGGGTCACGTCGATAATGTGTTGCTGGCTGTGGGTATCTATTACTCACTAGCTAGCATTGAGCACTACATGGACGCCTATTTTACAAACTACAAAGCGTCGCCTCAAGTGTTAGCGTGTGTCTCAGGATGTCTAGCTAACACCATTAGTGACGGCGTGGGCTTCCTAGTTACTGGTAGCTGGGAATGGGCTTTGTGGGTCATGCTGGGCTGTCTATCAGGTATGCTAGTTATTCCAGTGCTAGAGTATATTAACAATAAAAAAGTGAGGTAAATTATGAGTGGATGTGTAGGTGAATGGCAGTGTACTGAGTGCGGTGCTGACGGCTATCACGAATCATTCAGTGATGACGAGATAGGGCATATTGATACCTGTAATAAGTGCGGGTATGTAGATGTATATAGGGAAGACGCCGAGAGCGGTGAGGTCATAGAAGAGTACACAGGCTATGACCATGACTACAGTACTACTGACGAGGATTGAATATCCGAAAAGCCGTGAGGCTTCTAGTACAATTAACAATGCGAGGTAAAAAATGAGTAGAAGTAAAAAAGATATAGCCACTGATAAAATTAACAGTTTTATAGGTAGGTCTCTTTTAGATGTGAGTGACATGGATATATTACTTACGCCTGAGATAGCTAAAATATTTGCTAAATCTCAAGTAACAAGTAACTTCCATGTGGGTAATATCAATCAAGGTAATGAAGATTCTGATTTGTTTGATGTAATTAAAAACAAAAAAGAAATACTAAGAGGAAGGGGTGTGATTAAATATGATGTTGATTTAAGCAAGTCAGCTTGTCAGGTAGACACTATTCAAACATGCCTAACCAGTCTTAAACATGACTTAGTTGATGACAATGGTCTTATTGTAAATAAAAAGTATAAGCGTGAGGTTATGCTGACTTATGTAGCTAGACACCTGTTTTACATGGTAAAAGAGGGCGTGTGTGACGCCATAAATACCACTGGTTGCAATGGTTACATCATGGCATTTCAAAAAGTTAGTGAAGTCTTTAATCAGTTTAATTATAAAACAATGAGAAGATTGAAGTATCAACATTCACAAACCATGACAAAGGAAATGGGAATAAGCTATGGTGGAAACAGACAAAGCTTAGACTCAATTCTCTTATCTAATAAACGTGGGTATGACCGTGAGGAAGCTCAAAAAGGCGTAGAAGCTTTTATCTATGACTTTAACTGTTTAGTAGGCTGGGTCAGTACTTTTGCGTTTACTGATAGGATGAGTTTAGAGTTTAACTTAATATCATCTGATTTTAGTGACACTGATGTAGAAGATGACTTCGATTATCTACTGGGTAGTCGTAACCACTTGCACTGGGTTTATAAGCCTGAGTACAAGCGTTTCAATATAGGTGACCACTTAAACTTAACTGCCTACAGATAGTACAACAAACAATTAACAGCGAGGTAAAATTATGAGTTATGACTTATCTGACCGTATAGATGACTATAGCAGAGATATGCACGGTCACTCTAATTGGGCTTATGTCGATACTTTAAGTAAAGAAGACAAAGCTAAGATAAAAGAAGGAACTCATCCTGAAGGTATATTAGAAGGGGGTATTCTCTTTTACTATAATCCTAGTGATGAGAATGAATAATTAACAGCGAGGTAAAATAAATGGTAGACATGACAAGCCGTAAGTATCTAGAGTCGTATTATACAGATGAGGTTGACTCACCTGAGGACATACAAAATAAGATACTATTGGTAATGAAGGAAGACGGTATTATGGAAGTCAATGAACAGGGCAAGCTAGTCGTTTTCAAGAAGCGTCCATTACTCAAATACTTGAGGATAGCTTTTCCTGACATTAAGCCTAGCACTATCAATAGACAGCTTAATAACCTGTTTAAAGATGATGTGATTAGGATAGCGTCTAAGTATAAGACTAAGCCTTATGTCGTTAAGAGTAGACAGTATGAGACACGATTTAAGCGAGTCACTGACAAGCGTAAGCGTTCACGTACTAATATGCTTATGGATATTCTAATGGGTGATGACCCTAAGAAAAGACTTAGGTATATACAGGACAGTCTTAAGTATGGGCATAAGCCTAGTAACTTAGATGTATAACAAGGAAGTATAATAGCTATATATAGCTAGGGGAGACAGGGGTTTACACTAATATGGGTACTTTAAACACCTGTTTCCTTACTTAACAATAACATAGCGAGGTATTATGAATATATTTATATTAGATAGACATCCACGTATCTGTGCTAAGTATCATTGTGACAAACACGTGGTCAAGATGATACTTGAGACAGCTCAGATGATGTGCACCGTACTCAATGAGTTAGGATACGAGACGCCTTACAAGTCTACTCATCCTAAACATCCGTGTACGCTGTGGCTCAAGGAGTCTAGGAATAATTACTTATGGACTAGACAGCTGGCTAAAGGACTCAATGCTGAGTACAAGCTACGCTATAACAAGACTGACAATCATAAGTCATGGGACGTTATAAAAAGCTTACCAGCATTGCCTAGAGAGTTACCACTTAAGGACTTAACTGAATTTCCACAGGCTATGCCTGACCAGTATAAACATGCTGACCCTGTCGTTGCATATCGTACGTACTACAGACAGGACAAGCGGGACTTTGCTACGTGGAAATTAGCTACACCTATATGGTGGAATGACAACACTTACACATACTAACAAAGAGGAAAAAGTAAATGAGTAAAAAAAGAATGTGCGAGAGATGTGGCGAAGAAAACCTAGATTCTTTCGTTAGTACCAATATAAGACCATTTAACGAATACTGTTCTACAGATTGTTTGAGTGGACACATACAAGATGTAAGGTTTGATAAAGATTGGGCAGACATAAAACAAGACTACAATAAAGAGGGTACAGCTAATTTATTCAAATATGCTGAACGAGAGTTAGCTAAAGGAAATTACACTTTTTATAAATGGAATGAACAAGAACAACAATACAGAGAGGAAAAAGTAAATGAGTGAACTAACAATCGAACAATTAAACAATGACACACCAGCTAACAAGTCACCTGTCGGGTGGAATCCAGTAAGAGAGAGACATTACAAACAATTCTTAAACACACTGGACTGGCATGACTTTGGTAAGCATGACGCAGTGAGACGCCACCTATATGTAACTTGGATAACTAAGGGTGTACATCCTAATGACCTAAAGAAACCATATCATGTGGGTAAGAATGAAAAAGACTATGGGTCTGAGTTTTAAAGTACCCATATAAGATACCAATACACATTAACCTAAGGAGTATACATGGTAGAGATATTTAAAAACATAAAAGAGTATGCAGATGAGGTAGACCACGAAGCTGAGATGATTAAGCTGGGTAAACAGCGAGTCAATAAGCGTAGGGTCTCTCATGTCCAGCGTGAAGAGGAGTCAGTGACCAGCTATGGTAAAGTCATGGTGGCTAATACCATACGACCACTGGCACAAGCCATACAGACCTATCTTGAATCTAATGCTGACGCTAAGGGTCAGCCTGAGAAAGCTTTTATTAAGCTAAGAGAGATAGAGCCTGAGGTGTCAGCCATGATATGTGCCAAGCATGTCATCAATACTATCACACAGCATAAGCCATTGACGGCTACGAGTATTGCATTGGGTGGTAAGATTGAGACTGAGACATCCTTACGTAACTTTAAGAACTTAAACCCTGAACTGTTTGAAGTAGTCAAGAATGACTTAGACAAACGTTCATGGAACTACGCATACAAGAGACGTAAGCTAAAGGAATCAGCCAAGCGTGACAACGTGGCTATGTGGGAAGAGTGGACTACGGAAGAGAAGCTACACACAGGCATGAGACTTATTGAGTTTATGCAGTTAGCTACAGGTATGATTGAGTTTGGACTTGAGGTTATCAATCGTAAGCGTACTAAGATAATTAAGCAGACAGCTAAGACTAGAGAATGGATAAAGAATAGAAATAACTTTAATGAGCTATTGAATCCTGAGTACTTACCAACTGTTATGCCACCCAAGAATTGGGAGACAGTGACAGGGGGTGGATACTGGACGAAGGAAATACCTGAGTTAGATTTAGTCAAACAAAAGAATAAGTTATTCAAGCGTGAGCTAGAGAACTTTGATATGCCTGAAGTATACAATGCAGTTAATCGTATGCAGTCGACTGGCTTCAGGGTTAACAAGTTTGTACTAGATGTAATGAAGCACGCTTGGGACAACGGGATAGCTATGGGTGGTATGCCACCGATTAAGAACATGGAGATACCTAACAAGCCACATGACATTGACACTAATGAGGAAGCTCGTAAAGAGTGGAAGAAACAGGCTGTCATCTGTCACACTGAGAACTCTAGGATGTTTAGTAAGAGATTACTATACGCAAAGATACTATGGGAAGCTGATAAGTTTAAAGATTATGACAACATATACTTTCCCTTGCAGTTAGACTTCAGGGGTAGAGCGTACTGTGTACCAGCATTTTTAAACTATCAGGGAATCAGTGGTGCTAAGGCATTGTTAGATTTCTCTCATGGTAAAGAGATAACAGAAGATAATTCAGGTGGCTTTTGGTTAGCCATACACGGTGCAAACGTGTGGGGTAATGACAAAGTTACACTTGAGCAGAGAGCAGAGTGGTCTATGGATACTGCCAATATGCAGATGTTTCGTCGCATAGTCCAAGACCCTATAGTCAATCGAGACTGGGAAGAAGCTGACTCACCCTTTCAATTCCTCGCATGGTGCAAGGAGTGGGTTGAGTTTCAAGATACAGGCTACGGTTATGTATCACACATACCTGTTTCGATTGACGGCTCATGTAATGGTCTTCAATTATACTCGCTGATGTTACGTGACAAGACAGCTGGTAAGTTAGTTAATGTAGTGCCAAGTGAGACACCGCAAGACATCTACCAGCTTGTCGCTGACTCAGTAATAGAGAAGCTGAAACAAGATAAGCTTGAGGGTAAGCCTTATGCACACGCTTGGTTGGAGTATGGAATCAAACGGAGTACCACTAAGCGTAGCATTATGACTATATGCTATGGGTCTACGAGATACTCATGCACTGACTTTGTTGTAGAAGACTTAACCAAGCGTAAAGATAAGGGGGAAGACCACCCGTTTAAGACTGATGTATTCAAGCCAGCCATTTATTTAGCTGGAGTGATATGGGACAGTATTGGAGACAACCTGACATCAGCTCGCATGGGTATGGACTACTTACAAAAGATTGCCAAGATTGTATCCAAAGAGCAGTTACCTATACATTGGATAACACCAGTCGGCTTTCCTGTCTATCAATCTTACCCTGAAATGAAGAGTAAAAGAGTCAAGACCATGTTACTAGGTGAGGTTATCAAACCTAGAATAAACTATGAGACTGACAAAACTGACAAGCTCAGAATGTCTAACGGCGTTGCACCTAATTTTGTGCACTCATTAGATTCAGCTGCAATGATACGTACAGTTAATATTGCACATGACAATGGCATAAGAAACTTTTGTAATGTGCATGATAGCTTCGGTACTACTGCTGCTGATGTTGAGCTGTTAAGTAGTGCATTGAAGGAATCATTTATACAGACCTTCACTGAGACGGATGTACTTAAAGAGTTTAAAGAAGATGTTAAATCACAACTACCAGTAGAACTACATGAGAGTTTACCTGAAGAACTAGAGAAGGGTGACTTAGATATAGAACAACTGAGAGAGTGTGATTTCTTCTTTGCATAAAGTACCCATATAAGATAATAAACCATAATCAAGGAGATAAAATGGCACAACAACAAAATGAAAAAGTAGTTACACCAATAGGTGTAAGTCAGTATGCGTGGTTGACACAGCCTGATACTCGTTTTGATGAGAATGGACATTACAAAACTAATCTCATCCTAAAAACTGAGGACTCAGTAGAGTTAATGCAACGCATTGACAAAGCTTTGGAAACTTCTAAAGACTTAGCTCAAGAAAAAGCTAAAGGTAAGAAGATTAAACAAGCAGACGCACCTTACTTTGAAGAAGTAGATGAAGCTGGTAATTCAACTGGTAACACTATCTTTAAATTCAAATGTAAAGCACAGATAGTATCTAAGGACGGCACAATCATACCTAATAAGGTTGCATTGTTTGACGCTAAGGGTACGCCAATGCCTAAAGATGTGAACGTATGGTCAGGCAGTGAGATGAAAGTCTCAGCTGAATTGATACCGTACTACACAGCTATGGTTGGTGCTGGCGTTTCTATGAGATTGAGAGCAGTACAAATAATCAAACTAGTAGAAGGCGGTGGCGGTAATGCTAAAGGCTTTGGGTTTGATGAGACAGATGGCTACGAACATCAGGAGACACAAGTTAAAGATGACATGGAGAGCACGACTGAAACGGAAACCTCTGACTTCTAAAAAAGTCGGAGTCGTATACGGATTCAGGTCAGGACTTGAAGAACGTATTGCTGGGGAACTTAGAAGTGAGAGTGTTAGTTATGAGTTTGAAGAAACTAAATTAAAATATACTAAACCTGAGAAGCTACATACTTACACACCTGACTTCTATCTTCCTGAGCAAGACATATTTATTGAAACTAAAGGACTTTTCACAACTGCCGATAGACAGAAAATGAGACTAATAAAAGAGCAGTATCCTGAACTGGATATTAGATTCTTATTTAGCAATCATAAAGCCAAGATAAACAAACGGAGTAAGACCACGTACGGTATGTGGTGTGAAAAGTATGGCTTCTTGTATGCTACTAAACACATACCAAAGGAATGGCTATGCGAAACAAAAGAAAACAAACAAAGTACATAGTAGTCTGTTGCTCTAACACACCAGTAAACAACGACTGGGGAAGTAGAGAGATGGATATAGAGGGACGCAAGGAAGGGTTACTCGAAGGTGGATTTCATAAAGTAATAAAGAGAGACGGCACAGTAGAAGACGGTAGAGATATTGATTCAGCTGGTGGCTTCTTACATTACAATATGAACAAAAACAAACACCAGCCAACCAATAAAAATTCTATCGGTGTTGTACTGATAGGTGGTGGGACTGGCACAGGACAGTCTGATTGTAACTACACCCTTGAACAATTTAAATCATTGAAGTGTTTAACAGATGAATTGAAGATGGAATACCCTGATGTTGTAGAAATTATAGGACACAGAGATATCTTCCACACAACTGAGCCACACTTTAATGTACAAGAATTACTAAAATAAAATGGAGAAAAAATTATGGACGAAAATCAAAAAAGAAAATCGAAATATACACAGGTTGTAGTAACACATGAAGTAAAGAGTATGCTAGAAGCTATCACTAAAGAAACATTTAGAAGTGGGTCAGGTGAGGTAGCGTTCTTAGTAACACAGGCATACAAAAAATTACAAGATAGAAAGCCGTACGATTAAGTACCCCTATAAGAATGGAACAAAATGAAAGCACGTTTCTACACCATGCACCATGTTCGTCGTGTGGGTCTAAGGATAACTTAGCCGTATACACTGATGGACACAGTTATTGTTTTGGTTGTGGATATCATACAAATGGAGAGTCAATGACAACACCTACCACCACAAAAGACACTGCTGACTTTGTCAGCGGGACTGTCACCGCTCTTGCCAAACGCAAACTAGATGTCGATACGTTACAGAAGTTTGATTATCAAATAGGCACAGCTCATAAGAGACCCGTGCAGATAGCTAACTACTATAACAAAGACCATGAACTAGTAGCTCAGAAGTTACGCTACCCTGATAAAAGTTTTCAGTGGATTGGTGAATCTAAAGACGCTCAGTTATTTGGTCAACACCTATGGCGTGATAAGGGAAGAATGGTTATCGTTACTGAAGGTGAGATTGACGCTCTCTCTGTCTCGAAAGTAAATCAAAATAAATATCCTGTAGTATCAGTAAAGACTGGAGCTAAGGGGGCTAAGAAAGACTTACTTAAAGAGTTAGAATGGCTTGAGGGTTTCGACTCTGTCGTTCTAATGTTTGATAATGATACAGCTGGTAAAGAGGCTGCCACTGAATGTGCAAAAATCTTCTCACCAAACAAGGCAAAGATATGTTCACTGCCTTTGAAGGACGCTAATGAAATGTTGTGTGCTAATAAAAGCCAACAACTTATTGACTGCGTGTGGTCAGCTAAAGCTTACCAGCCTGATGGCATTGTAGCTGGTGCTGACCTTTGGGATGATATACAAAAAGAAGATAGCTATGTTACAGTCCAGTATCCATTTGAATGTCTTAACACTAAGACACATGGACTACGCAAGGGAGAACTAGTTACTGTCACTGCTGGTAGTGGTGTAGGTAAGTCTAGTTTCTGTAGACATGTAGCCTTACATTTACTGAAAAATAATTTCAGCGTTGGTTACATAGCACTAGAGGAATCTATCAAGCGTAGTGCACTGGGTATCATGGGAATAGAAATGGGTAAGCCATTACACTTAGACCGCAAAGGTGTTGATGATAAGAAACTAAAAGAAGTATTCGACAGCACTGTGGGTAGTGGTAAGTTTTATTTGTACAATCACTTTGGCTCAACAGCCAGTGACAATTTAATATCTAAGATAAGATACTTAGCTAAAGGTTGCGGCGTTGACTTCGTAATACTTGACCACTTACACATGGCTCTATCAGCCGTTGGTGATGAGACTACAAGTGACGAACGTAAACTTATAGATTATACAGTATCAAAGCTTAGGACTCTAGTAGAAGAGACAGGCATTGGATTAATACTGGTGTCCCACCTTAAGAGACCTGAAGGAAACAAAGGCTATGAGGATGGGGTTGCAGTATCTATGAATAGTTTACGTGGAAGTGCGTCAATCGGTCAGTTATCTGATATGATTATAAGTATGTCTAGAGACTTACAGTCAGACAAGAACTTGGCTCAGGTTAACGTGTTGAAGAATAGGTTTAGTGGAGAGACAGGCAAAGCTTGTACACTCTACTATGATTTAGAAACAGGATGTTTACGGGAGACAGATGGAGATGTACAGGACGACTTCTAACGTGGAATATAAAACAGTACAATGGACACAGGTAATAATGAAAGCTTTAGCTGAGACTGAAGAGACGAATCATATTATCCAAATTCCAGTAGGCACTGATACCGCTGAAAAATTATTAAACTTCGCTCTTGACCAGCTAGTAGAAGAGGGTGACACAAGAGCGTTGCAAGTAGAGGTGGTGAAACATCCAACGCACTGATGGAAAAGAAAAGATACTTACCTAAACTAGACCTTATCAAGCATGACTTCGTTATGGTCTATTGGGTTGATATAGAATCTGATAGTAACTGGCGTGACGTTGATGACCTCATTACTGACGAGCTACCCATATGTATTTCTAGTGGGTGGTTAATTAAAAAAGACAACAAGGTGACTAGGCTCGCTAGTGACTTCAACATAGATAGTGATGGTAAGATAAAAGATATCGGGAACACCACTATCATTCCGACTTGTGTAATACAAAAAATAATTAAAATAAAATTATGAAGAAAAATGATAAGGGGCACTGGGCTGAGTTGTTCGGCAAGGCTTGGTTAATCGAGCAAGGTTACTGGGTATTCACTAACGTTGCACCGCAAGGTGTAATTGATTGTGTTGCCATTAATCAGAAGACACATGAATGTATCTACATTGATTTTAAATGTGCATCTTACAATCCAAAGGGCTGGATTACTTCACGTATTACTAATGCACTTGGTAATAAGCTTGGGGTAAAAATAGTTTACGTCTGTCCTAAAACTAAAAAGGTTTGGTTTAAACGTAACGCAAAAGAATATCGACAACAGTTAAGTAAAGGAGAACATTATAAATGAAGAGGAGATACGTGTTTGACATTGAGTCTGATGGACTCATGGATGAAGCAACTAAGATACATTGTATTATCTTGTACGACATAGACAAAGATGAGATGATACACGTTGATAACGGGGATGCCGTTGAGTTAATGAGACGTGCTAAGTTATTAATTGGACACAACATAGTTAAGTTTGATTTACCTATGTTAAAAAAGTTTTATGACTTTGAACCTAAAGGAGAAATATTTGACACTATTATCGCTACACGTTTATTATTCCCTGACATTAGAGACGCAGACTTTAAGCGTGGTAATGACTTTCCCACTAAGCTTATAGGCAGACACAGTCTTGAATCATGGGGACACCGCATTGGTAAATACAAAGCACAAATAGAAACAGACTGGAAAAAATTTACCCCTGAGATGTTAGAGTATTGTAAGCAAGACGTACATGTTAACGTTGGTTTGTATCGAGCAATAGAAAAGAAAGGATACTCTGATAAAGCAATGGAACTAGAGCATGACGTAGCTAAACTTATATTTAAACAAGAACAATATGGCTTTATGTTTGATGAAGACAAAGCCAAAGAACTCTATGGTAAGCTAGAGTCTAGACGTTTAGACATAGAAGAAGAACTACAAGAATTATTCCCACCTATAATTAAAGAGACAACATTCATACCTAAAGTTAACAACAAGACTAGAGGGTATGTTAAGGGTCAACCGTTCATTAAGAAACACACAGAAACATTTAATCCATCCAGTAGACAGCACGTATCACAAAGACTGATAGATAAGTATGACTGGAAACCTGATGAGTATACAACTGATGGTAAGCCTAAGGTTGATGACCCTGTACTAAACAGTTTAGATTACCCTGAGGCAAAACTCCTCGCTGAACATTTCCTTTTAGATAAAAGGATTGGACAGTTAGCCACAGGTAATCAGGCATGGTTGAAGCTTGTTAAAGCTGGCAGACTTCATGGCACTTGCAACACCAACTCGACAGTGACTGCAAGAGCCAGCCATGCCTACCCTAATTTAGCACAAGTACCAAGTGCTCACGCACCTTACGGTAAAGAGTGTAGAGAATTATTTACTACACCATTCAATCGTAAGCTAGTGGGTATAGACGTAGCAGCATTGGAAGTAAGAATGTTAGCACACTACATGGCTAAGTTTGACAACGGTGCATACACTAAGGTGGTACTTGATGGTGATATCCACACAGAGACACAGAAGCTAGCTGGTCTAGATTCAAGAGACTTAGCTAAACGTTTCTATTATTGTTTCTTGTATGGTGGCGGCGTTAACAAGATAGCTGATGTTACTGGTAAGACAGTGAAGGAAGCTAAACAAGTTAAACAAAGATTCCTAAATAACCTACCAGCCTTGAGTAAACTTATAGAAGCGGTGCAATCAGCAGCGTCCAAAGGTTACATCAAAGGTCTTGACGGTAGGCATGTTAAGGTACGCTCGGCACACTCAGCATTAAACACACTACTACAATCAAGTGGTGCATTAGTTTGTAAACGCTGGCTGGTTGAGTTTAATAAAAGAGTACAAGGTTACATGAATGTTAACCAAGTAGTGTGGGTACATGATGAGATACAAGTAGAGTGTGGCTCAGACTGGGCTGACATTATTGGTGAGAAAGCTGTTGAAGCTATCGAAGAAACAGGCAAGTACTTTGATTTAAGAATACCACTGACTGGTGAATATAAAGTCGGTAATAACTGGAGCGAAACACATTGACAGATAGACAACCACAAGTACCTAAGGGTACTAAGAGAGAGATACTTATTGATGGTGACATTCTTATTTATCAGACCGCTCTTCAAAATGAAGAAGCAGTTAACTGGGGTAATGGACTATGGACATTACATTCATATGAAGACAAGTGCTGTGGGCTAGTAGATGAAGCTATTAAGAAACTTAAAGAAGACTTACAAGCAGACAGAGTTAAGATATGTTTAACATCCCCTACTAATTTTAGAAAGGATGTACTGCCTACATATAAAGACAATCGTAAAGCTAAACGTAAGCCACTGATACTTCCAGTGTTGCGTAAATATATTATGGAACATCACAAAGGAATCATGTGGGACAACGTAGAAGCTGATGATGTCTTAGGTATCTTAGCCACTACCCCTGACCCACATTTTGATGTAGATAAAGTTATTGTATCTATTGATAAAGACTTAAAACAAATACCAGTGGGTGTATCTTCTGATGGTGTTAACATCCAAAGGGTCACACCATATGAAGCTGACTACTGGTTTATGACTCAGGCACTTATTGGTGACGCAGTAGATGGATACACTGGGTGTCCTACTGTGGGTATCAAGACAGCTGAGAAGTTATTAGGAACAGATATTAATGTACCCCTCTTAGAACTGTGGGACAAAGTTTTACAAGCCTATGATAAGAAGGGATACACAGAAGCTGAAGCATTACAACAAGCTAGGTGTGCTCGTATACTACGGCACGGTGAGTACAACAAAAAAACTGGAGAAGTAAAACTATGGCAACCAAGAAGAAGGTAGAGATAAATGCAATCAACCCCAAGCATTATGCCAAGTACAAGATACAGCCTGTAACGTTTATCATTGAGAATGAAATACCTTACTGTGAGGCTAACGTTATCAAGTATGTATGTCGTTGGCGTACTAAGCACAAGGACATAGAGGGTAAGCTTGAGGACTTAAAGAAAGCAAGAGAGTATATAGATATATTAATTAGAGAGAACACTAAGGTGAACCCTCTCAACATATTATAGGAGTGAATATGGATTACAGTAGAGATGAATTGTTAACGGCGTTTGGTAAAACTACCTTACAGGATAGATACTTATTACCTGAGGAGACTTCACCACAAGAGGCTTTCCTTAGAGCAGCCAAAGCTTTCTCTGATAATGATGAGATGGCTGAACGTATATATAACTATTCATCTAAACTGTGGTTTATGTATTCAACACCTATCTTAACTAACGGTGGTACATCACGAGGTATGCCTATTTCATGCTTCCTTAATTATGTACCTGACAGCAGAGAAGGTTTGACTGGACACTACACAGAGAACGCTTGGCTAGCCTCAGTCGGTGGCGGAGTAGGTGGTTACTGGGGTCATGTCCGTTCTGATGGTACTGGTACTAGCAATGGTTCTCAGTCGTCAGGGTCAATACCTTTTTTACATGTAGTAGACTCAGAGATGTTAGCCTTCTCACAAGGAAAGACTAGAAGGGGCAGCTATGCCGCTTACATGGACGTAAGCCATCCTGAGATTATAGAGTTTCTAGATATGCGTAAGCCTAGTGGTGGTGATGTACACAGGAAGTGTCTGAACCTACATCATGGTGTTAACATATCTAATGACTTTATGACATTGATTGATAACTGTATTAAAGAGCCAACCTTTGATGACAGCTGGAATCTAATTGACCCACACACTAATGAGATAGTAAGGACTGTATCTGCTAGAGAATTATGGCAACGTATATTAGAGAACAGAGTGGCTACAGGTGAGCCATACATTATGTTCAATGACACAGTTAATGAAGGATTGCCACAAGCACAAAAAGATTTAGGACTTAAGGTCAATCATTCTAACTTGTGCACTGAGATAACATTACCAACAGATGAACAACGTACAGCTGTGTGTTGTCTGTCTTCAGTCAACTTAGAAAAGTATGATGAGTGGAAGAATGACCCAATGTTTATACCTGATTTAATTCACTTCCTTGATAATGTCTTACAACACTTTATTGATAATGCCCCTGATACTTTATACAAAGCTAAGTACTCAGCTATTAATGAAAGAAGCTTAGGATTAGGAGCAATGGGTTTTCATTCATACTTACAATCTAAAGGTATACCATTTGAATCAGCTTTAGCTAAATCTAAAAACTTACAGATGTTTAAACATATTAAAGAACAGGCAGTCAAAGAATCTAAACGATTAGCTATTAAGAAAGGTGAAGCACCTGACATGGAAGGCACAGGTATGCGTAATGCTCACCTACTTGCTATTGCACCTAACGCTTCTAGCTCAATTATATGTGGCACTACATCACCCGCCATTGAACCATACAGGGCTAACGCTTATGTACAGAAAACAATGTCAGGTTCTTTCTTGGTTAAGAATAAACACTTAGAGAAATTATTAGAAAACAAAGGTATGAATGATGAGAAAACATGGAAGAAGATACTAGCCAACAGAGGTTCAGTATTAGAACTCAAAGGTCTTACTGATTATGAGAAGGACACATTCAAGACAGCCATAGAGATTAACCAACAGTGGGTAATAGAACACGCAGCAGACAGACAAGAGTTTATTTGTCAGGGACAATCTGTTAATGTATTCGTTCCAGCTGATGTTCACATACGTGAACTGCACGACATACACATGTTGGCTTGGAAAAGAAAACTCAAGACACTTTATTACTGTCGCTCAGAAGCAATGAAGAGAGCAGAACTGGTGTCACAAAAGATAGAACGAACAATCATTCCTGATGGGGAATGTATAGCTTGCGAGGGATAATGAACTTATTTAAAGAACGTACACACTATAAACCATTTTCATATGACTGGGCATTTGCATCTTATGATATGCAACAGAAAATGCACTGGCTACCGTCAGAGGTTTCATTACATGAAGATGTAAGAGACTGGAATGAAAGACTTACAGATTCAGAAAAGAACTTAATTAATCAAATACTAAAATTCTTCACACAGGGAGATGTAGACATAGCTAAGGCTTACTTAGATAAATACTTACCTAAGTTTAAAGTACCTGAAGTACGTATGATGTTGACTTCTTTTGCAGCAAGTGAAGCTAATCATGCACATAGTTATTCTATGTTAAATGACACATTAGGTTTACCTGAGTCAGAGTTTAAAGCATTTCAAGAATACAAAGAGATGGCTGATAAACATAAGTATCTATTTAAAGATAAAGGAAAAGGAGTAGAAGGACTAGCTAGAGACATAGCTTGTTTTTCAGCGTTTGGTGAGGGACTACAACTGTTCGCTTCTTTTGTTATGTTACTTAACTTTCAACGCTTTGGTCGTATGAAAGGGATGTGTCAGATAGTAACGTGGTCAATACGTGATGAGTCACACCATGTAGAGAGTATGATTAAACTGTTTAAAGAAATGATTAAAGAGAATCCAAGTGTGTGGAATGATGATTTCAAAGCTACCATCTATCAAACCTGTAGAGATATGGTTGAGCTAGAGGATAAGTTTATTGACCTAGCATTTGAGCAAGGGGGTATTCGTGGGCTAGAACCTAAGGAAGTTAAGCAATACATAAGGTACATTGCTGACCGTAGGCTGTTACAACTATCATTGAAACCTAACTACAAAGTAAAAGATAACCCATTAGAGTGGTTAGACTGGGTGCTTAATGGTGTTGAACATGCTAACTTCTTTGAAAATAGAGCAACTGAATACAACAAAGGAACAATAACTGGTACACTGTGGGATTAAAGTACCCGTTTTAGAAGGATAAAATATGTTTATAAAAGATATAGTAGGCAAGGATGAAGAAGAAACTACCTTACCTAAAACAGTACCACAGTTTATTAAGCTGTTAAATACTTTATTTCCTGAGCAATCACCTGATATCTCAGATGAAATGAAGGACATATACTTCAAGGCTGGACAACGTGATGTTGTTCGTTTTATTAATCAACTAAAGGAAAGAGATAAGTAACATGTGTAGTGGAAGAAGAGGAAGTGCCTTACAAGCAAACTGGGAGAAAAAAAATCCTAATGAGCCTTTTCCTATATCTGAGGTTAAAGACTCAAAGACATCACAGGCTTCTCTTAAAGATGATAAAGCACCATCAAAAACTGTTTCTAAAAAACAAACTAAGAAAACAACAAAAAACAAAACATCTAAGTCAGCTGTTGGGTCTAATCCATTAAACAAATCAAGCACTGGTCTAGAGATAAGGAAAGTTTAATATGTGTAATTCACGACCTGATACCCAAAAGTTACTATTCCCCCCGATTTACAAAAAATTACAATCTAGCCCTAATGCTATAAAAACACCAGCGTCGAAAGAAGACATTAAGAGACACAATAAAGGTAAAACTAAAGGAACAAGTAAACTATCTAATCCAGCTGTTGGTACAAGTACTTTAAACAAGTCAAACGCTGGCTTACAGATTCCAACTAAATAACAATAAGGAGATAATATGTGCACAGGTAGTCCAAGAGTTTCAACGCCACCAGCACCTACTCCAGCTCCACCTATCGCTTCACCATCAGGAGAGGAGATAGCACCAACACTTAAGGTAGCTGAAGAGAAGTTAACTGAAGAAGAAAGAAAAAAGAAAGCCAAACGTAAAGGCACAAAAGCTTTACAAACAACAGGCTTATCTATTCCTACTTCAGGGTCAGGATTAAACATTAGTTAATTATGCAAGAGATGATGAAAGAGACAGCGAAACAACGCTATGAAAAGCTACAAGCAGATAGACAACATTATTTAGACAGAGCCCGTGAGTGCTCAGAACTTACAATACCAACCCTTATTCCTGACGAAGGCTTCGAGTCAAGCTCAGAACTATATACCCCATTTCAATCAGTGGGAGCACGAGGTGTTAACAACCTAGCTTCCAAACTTCTATTATTATTATTACCACCCAACTCACCTTTCTTTAGATTATCTTTATCAGGTAAAACTAAAGAGGAACTAGAGCAGAACCCTGAATTACAATCTGAAATTGAGAAGTCTCTAGCCAAAATTGAGCGTGAGATACACAAGAAAATAGAGAACCTAGCACTTAGAGTATCTGTATTTGAAGCACTAAAACATCTCATTGTAAGTGGTAATGTACTAACATATCTACCTAAGAAAGGCAACATGCGTGTGTATGGTATAACACAATTTGTGTGCAGACGTGATGAAGATGGTAATTTATTAGAAGTAATTATTAAAGAAAGCATTAGTCCAGTAGCACTAGATGAAGAGACATTACAAGTTATAGGTAAATATCCTGATTACAAAGAAGATGAGGACTGTGAGATATACACTCATATATACAGATTACCTGACGGCAAGTACTATGTATGCCAAGAAATTATGGGACACAAGATACCTTCATCTGTAGGTACATACCCATCAGACAACATGCCTTACCAAGCATTACGTATGGTTAGAGTAGATGGTGAAGACTACGGTCGTGGTTATGTAGAGGAATTTCTAGGAGACCTAAGGTCACTAGAGGGACTATCACAATCACTAGTAGAATCATCAGCAGCTGCAAGTAAAGTAGTATTTATGGTACGCCCTAATGCTGTGACCCGTAAACGAGATTTGGCTAACACTAGAAACGGAGACATAATTACAGGACAAAGAGACGACGTAACATGCCTACAAACTGAGAAGCAATATGATTTAGGTATTGTAGAACGTAGCATAGGACGTTTAGAAGAACGTATGTCATACGCTTTCTTATTACACACAGCAATACAAAGAGATGCTGAACGTGTAACAGCACAAGAGATTAGATACATGGCTGAACAGTTAGAGACTAGTATGGGTGGTATATACTCATTATTATCTCAAGAGTTTCAGTTACCATTAGTACAAGTATTAATGAAACGTATGTCTCAATCTAATGAGATACCAAAACTTCCAAAAGATTCTGTAGCACCTACTATTATCACAGGCATAGAAGCTTTAGGACGTGGTAATGACCTACAGAAACTAAGAGAATTTGTTATGGAGATAGGACAACTAGCTCAGATTAGTCCTGAAGTAGTACAGGTATTAAATCCTAATGACCTGATTACTCGTGTTGCTACCAGCTTAGGTATTGATACTGAAGGATTAATTAAGAGTGAAGAGCAACTAGCTCAAGAGCAAGAAGCTGCTCAACAACAAATGCAACAGCAACAAATGATGGAAACTGTACAAAGTGCAGTCCCTAATGTTGCTAATAACATGACTAAACCACAATAAAGGAGAAGAAATAAATGGTAGAACAAGTAGTAGTACAATCAGATGAAACTACATCAGAAGCCCCAGTAGAAGAACAACAAGTAGAATCTTCTAGACCTGAGGGTTTACCTGAGAAGTTTGAATCTGTTGAAGCAATGGCTAAATCATACGCTGAATTAGAATCTAAATTAGGGCAACCTAAAGAAGAACCTAAGGAAGAAGCGAAGGCTGAAGAACAACCTAAGAGTGATTTAGAGATTAAAGCTGATGAAGCTGTTGAGTCTGCTGGACTTGACATGGATTCACTCAGTGCAGAGTATGCCGAGAGTGGACAACTAGCTGATGAGTCTTATGAAAGACTAGAGAAAGCTGGTATCAGTAGAGATATAGTAGACCAGTTTATTGCTGGACAAGAAGCTAGAGCATTACAACAAGGCACTGAAGTCAAAGGCTTAGTAGGTGGAGAAGAAGCTTACGTAGAAATGACTCAATGGGCTGGACAAAATTTAACTGAAGCTGAACAGACAGCTTATAACAACGCTGTTAACAGTGGTGATATGGAAACTATCAAGCTAGCTGTTACTGGTTTACAAGCTAGATATACAGCAGCTGAAGGAAGTGACCCTAAATTATTATCAGGTAAAGCTGGAGCTACTTCACAAGGTGGCTATGAATCATGGGCTCAAGTACAAGCTGATATGGGCGACCCAAGATATGCTAAAGACCCAGCGTTCCAAGCTGAAGTACAGGATAAATTAGCAAACAGTAACTTATAGGAGACATACAATGGCATATGGTAAACCAATGAAAAAAGGTAAGACTAAAAAAAGAGGTAAATGTTAATGGCTAAACGTGGACTATACGCAAATATAAATGCACGTAAGAAAGCTGGAACAAGTAGACCCAAGTCTAAATCTACTATCAGTAAGAAAGCTTATTCTAATATGAAAGCTGGTTTTCCTAAAAAGAAAACAGTGAGGAAGAAAAAGTAAATGCCAGCAAAGAAACACCAAAGCCCTAGTGGCGGATTAAATGCCGCTGGTAGACGTTATTACAAACGTAAGACTGGGGCTAATCTTAAACCACCTGTAACAGGGAAAGCTAAGAAAGGCTCTAAAGCAGCTGGAAGACGTAAAAGCTTCTGTGCAAGAATGAGTGGTGTTAAAGGTGCAATGAAAAAACCAAATGGAAAGCCAACACGTAAGGCTCTAGCTTTACGTAAATGGAAGTGCTAATAGCTGTGCTATCTCGTTAGATGGCAGCTGCCAACAAGTAGTAGTAACTTGACCTTCTGCGGAAGACAATCTTGGGGACGAAACTTAGAGGCGTTCAACAACAACTAAACTATAACCAAAGGAGATTTATTATGGCAAATGCTAGTCCAGTATCTGTCGGTAAAATCAACGCTGGTGGTTCAGAAGACGCTCTATTTCTTAAAGTATTTTCAGGCGAAGTTTTAACTTCATTTGAACGTGCTTCAGTAACTCAAGGAGCTGAAACTGTCCGTACAATCAGTAATGGTAAAAGTGCACAATTCCCTGTAATGGGCAGAATTGATGCTTCTTATCATACAGCTGGTACAGAAATCACTGGTAGTGACGTAAACCACAACGAGAAAATCATAACAATCAATGACTTATTGATATCTTCTGTCTTTCTTTCTAACATAGAAGAAGCAAAGAATCATTATGATGTTAGAGGTTCTTATTCATCCGAAATCGGTAGAGCATTAGCTTTCCAAAAAGATAAGCACATTCTACAAACAATCGGACAAGCGGCTCAGGCTTCTGCAAACGTATCTGATTCAGGTTACGCTTCAGGAACTGTCCTAACAAACACTTCAATCGCTAGTGCTACAGCTGCTACAGCTGCTAACGCTGTGATTGATGAACTTTTCAATGCTGCAAAACAACTTGACGCTAACTATGTGCCAAGAGAAGGACGTAAGTGCTTCATCAGACTTGAAGAGTATTACAAATTAGCAAACGCTACTAACGCTGTAAACGTTGACTTTAGTGGTCAAGGTTCTATTGCTGAAGGTAGAGTATTGAAGATTGCTGGTATTGAATTAGTACCAACACCACACTTTGTGGCTTCAGACTTCTCATCTTCAACAAACGTTGATGGCGGTTCTGCTACAGCTGGTGGTTCAAACCCACAACAAGTTAACTTAGCTAACTATGTTGCATTGGTTTGCCATCCTTCAGCTGCGGGTACTGTTAAGCTCATGGACTTAGCAACTGAAATGGAATATGACATAAGACGTCAAGGTACATTGATGGTAGCTAAATATGCTATGGGTCACGGAGTGCTCCGTCCTGAAGCGTCTGTAGGTATTAAAGAAGCTTAATCGTTTCTTATACTTAACCTTGAGGGGATGGCTTATGCTGTCCCCTCTTTACTGAGGAAATTATGGCAACACAAATAACACCAACTACCGAGTTACAAGCTATCAACACTATGCTCTCTGCTATTGGAGAAGCACCTGTTAACTCAATTAGCGGCGTAACAAACGTAGATGTATCTGTCGCTATAAATATCTTAGATGAAACTAGCCTTTCAATACAAAGTGAAGGCTGGAACTTTAACACAGAATACAATGTAACTTACTCAATAGATGATGATAGTAAGATTCCATTACCTTCCAACTGCGTCCAAGCTGACGCTCATGCAACACACAGATATCAAAACGTAGTAATACGTGATGGTAAGCTGTATGACCTAGATAATCACACTGACGTTTTTACAATCGTCCCACCATTAGATGTTGTATTAGTACAACAATTTGAACAACTACCTGAATACGCTAGACGCTATATTACAGTAAAAGCCGCTAGACGTTTTGCAGCTAGATTTATTGGTGACGCTGGTTTATCTGAACTAATGAGCATAGATGAACAGGAAGCTTATAATAACTTTAAGCAGTCTGATTCTAGAAGTGAAGATGTAAACATACTAGAAGGTGATGCTAATACATATTCTATAATTAACAGACCACCTAGAAGGACTTATTAATGGCAGTAGTTTCACAGTCAATACCTAACTTCCTGAATGGCGTAAGCCAACAAACACCTACCCAACGTGGTATTAATCAAGGTGAAGAACAGATTAATTGTCAGAACAATATAATCAAAGGCTTAGGTAAACGCCCACCATCAGAATATATAGCTACACTAGATAGTACAAATGTGTTCCCTAACACTACAAAGATATGGAACATACAAAGAGACGAGAACAATAAATACATTGTTGCATTTTACAATGGTGGTGTAAGAGTCTTTGACTTACAAGGCAATGAGAAGACCGTAAGCTACCCTGATGGCACGTCTTATCTTACAACTACCAATCCTAAGAATGACCTTAAGATGGTTAACATTGCAGATTTTACTTTTGTATCTAACAAATCTATAACCCCAGCACAAAGTGGGACAACTACAGCAGCTAAAGAAGAATACTTTTATGTAGTGTTTAAGGTAACTAACTTTGGTAGAGAGTATGCAATACACCTTACTCACCCTGATTTACCTTACGGTATCAATGCAATCATACAAATGCCTGACGGTAGTGATGCTAACCATGACACACAGTTTAGAGATACAGCAAAGCTAATAGATATTTTTAGATATGGTACAAGCAGCACTTATTGGGACTCTGCTTCTAGTATAGAATTTAAGTTAACTAGAGCAGATACTGATGCAACACTAACTACAACACAAGGCTTAAGCAGTTATTCAGCAGTCACAGCTGAGTTTACATTTACAGAACACCAGTCTGCACTACGTGGTTATGTAGTAGACCAAAACACTGACTACACAGTAGAGACACACGATGGTGCTGGTAACAGTGAGCTGTATGCTGTTAAAGATGAGATACAAGATTTTACCAAACTACCTTACTATGCAAAGTTAAATGATAAGATTAAAGTAACAGGTGACGCTGGTGATACTACATCAGATTATTATGTTAACTACGTAGGAAATGGTGTATGGGAAGAATGTATAGCACCTAACACAAGTATAGGTCTTAATGATGCTACTATGCCACACGCTCTTATTAACAACAATGATGGGACATTTACGTTTTCTAAACAAAGCTATACAGAAAGAGACGCTGGGGATGAAACAACAAACCCTGACCCTACATTTGTAGGACAGAAAATACAGAACCTTACATTCTATAAAAATAGACTAGGTATATTAGCTGGAGAGAACTTAGTATTATCAGGTAATGCTGATTACTTTAATTTCTTTGCAACTACAGTAACACAAGTATTAGATACAGATGTTATAGATGTTGCAGCCTCAGGCACAACTGTAAACGTTTTAAGAAATTCAATATCATTCAACGAGACCTTACTGTTATTCTCCGACACATCACAGTATAAACTCGCTTCAGCAGCTGAGACAATTACCCCGACCTCAGCTGTGTTGAATGAAGTATCAACATTCTCACATAATGCTGATGTAACACCTGTATCTTCAGGTAGATATGCTTACTTCTCACAAGTACGTAATGCAAACACAGCAGTAAGAGAATATTATTCAGACAATGATACATTAACTAATGACGGTTTAGATGTTACTGTTGCGGTACAAACTTTGATACCTGACAACGCTTATTCAATATTAAGTAACACAACAGAAGATTCTTTGATAGTGCTGTGTTCAGATACAGCTGACACTCAGACAGCACCATACACTACAGGAACAGCTGTATCACCTACCAATGCCAACACCATGTATATGTACAAATACTTCTTTGATAGAGGTGAGAAAGTACAAACAGCGTGGTCTAAATGGCAACTAGACAATGTTAAAATAATAGGTGGAATGATAGACCGTAGTTTTGTATACCTATTTGTAGCTGAAGGAACAGACACAAAGTTACTGCGTATTGACTTACAAGACTTAGCAGATTCAACCATAGGTCATAATGTATATGTAGACCTTAAAACAACAGCAACTGGTACTTATGATTCAGTTACTGACCTTACTACATTTACTAGCCCATATGGAGCTAAGACAGGATTAATAGCTGTAAACGCTTCTACAGGAGCTAACTACACAGCCACGAATACCACAGGTTCAACATATACAATACAAGGAGACCACACTAGTTTAATTATAGGCGTACCTTATGAATCTAAATATACACTGTCACCACAGTACGTAAGAGAAGCTTCAGGACAAGGGGCTATAGCTGTTACTTCAGGTAGATATCAGATACGTACTATATCATTTGACTATGAAGACAGTGGATTTTTCCAAGTAGAAGTAACACCTGAGAATAGAGATACATATACCACATTTATGAATGGTTATATTATTGGTTTATCAGGAGCAGTGGATAACCCAGCGATTTCGTCAGGTACTATTATTGTTCCTGTACAAAGTAGAAATACATTATTTACATTAGATATAAAGAGTAGCTCACACTTACCTATGTTTATTCCTAGTGCTGAAGTGGAAGGTTACTACCACAGACGTTCTAGGAGAATATAAATGGCATACGTAAGACCAGCAATCAGTGTAGACATTGCTTATCTTGCACCTAAAATGAGGCAAGCAGATAAGGATGAAATTTGGGCGTCAGATAGACTGACAACTGGAGAAGCACTTATGCAACCCTTTCAAGAAAAAGGACATAGAACATGGAGTGTCATAGGAACAGAAGAAGAATATGTTGTAGGCATGTTTGGTAGCGTGCCTTCGTTAGATAAAGATTATGGGGTTGCATGGTTATTAGCCAGTGATGAGTTATTTAATTACAAGAAAGAATTTATAAAACAATCACCTGAATGGGTGGCACAAATGGGAAAAGGTTATAAATATTTATATAACTATGTAGACGTTAGAAATGACAAGTCTATTAAGTGGCTTAAACATTTAGGATTTAAAATAATAAGACGAGAGGAACAATTTGGCAAAGGTAAAATGCCATTCTATTTAATGATGAAGGAGATAAAATAATATGTGTGGTTATGCAGAAGCTCAGTTAGCTTTAGCGATTGTAGGAGCTGTTGGACAACACCAACAAGCGTCAGCAGCAGCAAAAGCACAAGAACAGTCTAATAAGATTACACAAGAAAATTCTAATATTTCTTATTTAAATGATTTGCAATCCATAGAAGGAGAAAGAGTAGACGCAGCTAGAGAATTTAAACGTAAACTAATAACAAAGAAACATAAATTTAGAAAAAACATGGCACAAGCATTAAACATGAATTTAGGTAATCCAGAAAAAATTGTACAAGAACTAGCTGGACAAGCTGACACAGATTATATAGAACTTGCCAACGCTTTTAATTCTGATATACGTAAAGCTAATTATCAAGAGAAACAAGCTTATGGAACATATATGCAAACATTAAGTAAATATACAAAACCAGTACAACAACCATCTGTATTCGCTACTGGATTAAGTATTGCGGGAGCGGGACTTTCTTATGGAAGAGACCCTAATTCTTTGATTAATATAAAGCCTAAAGACGTAGACAAAGTAGGGCAAATACAAGGGAGTAGTGTAGGATAATGGCTGAATATAGAAGTAAAGTAAGTAATAAATATTTTGGTACAACATTTGCTGGAGTAGGAAAGGCAACAGCTGATAGTGAGCTTGGACAGATTGTAAAAGTTTTAAAAACAGAATTAACACCAGCTATGCAACAGTATGGGGCGTATCAAATACAAGAAGAACAAGACACAGCTTCCAAAAAAATGATGGAGTTATACAATAAAAATCCTGACACAGTGATGGATGAAATTAAATCAGGGAATCACCCTGAGTTAGAATCAATGTATACCAATGCTGTCACTAATTTACATTTAGGAAAATTTGCAGCTGCTAAATCTTATCAAGAGTTTTTAAAATCAAAAGCCACTGATTATAAAATGGATGAACAAGATTTAGATTCATTTATGTCGCAATTTGTTCCTGACATGGAAGATAAAAGTAAATACTATGTAGGTGGTTTTTCTTCAATTTGGAGCTTACATCAAGATAAACATTTAATAGATGATGCTAACAAAAGAGCAGCAGCTGCAGCTCAAAAAATACAAGCTGAATATACAACAGTGGCAGAGACTTGGGCTAAAGACACTGATATGAATTTTTATAAATATACTTTTCCTAAAACAAGTGGACTAAGTAACAAGCAAATTAATGAGACAACTAGAACTAGTTTAGAGGTAATGATAGATAAAGCTGAAACCCTTACAGCTGTTGATAATATATTTAACATTATTAAATCAGACAGAGGGGATGGTAAATCTATTTATACTTCAGGTATAGAAGATGATAGTCAACTCGTTGAAAAAGCTATAAATAAAAGAAACAGTATTTTAGCGGGTAAAGCAGCAGTAGCAAAAGCAGAAAAAAGTAAGAATGAAACTAGATATCAAAATGACTATTCAGCTTTATTGATAGGGGGTTCAAAAACTGTTCTATCAGATGAAGCAAAAGAATTATTGGGTATTACTGGTGATACTATAGATTTAACAAAGATTCCTGTTGAACAAATAAATCAATACAAAAAATTGTTAATAGAAAACATGAGTCAAAATAACTATGGTTACTTAATAGCTAAATTAAAAACATTAGAAAATGCTGATGACACCTTGCGTCAGGGCGGTCAAATAGACCATATTTTACAACAAGGGAGTGTAGGTAAATACAACAACATGACAGACTCTGAGTTGTTAAGTCTTGTAAATACACATGGTGGAAATAATAATGACTATACAAAATTGATTAAAAACAGAAATGACGCTATTGAAAGAGCAAATAAAGGTGTTCCTTTAGACCCATTACAAGACCAGTTTTGGAAAGACTATTTCAACGAACAAGAGGGTATTGAATCATCATCATCAAATCCTCTTATGAAAAAGTTTAAGAATGTTCAAAAACAAAAAACTGTTACAAGAAACTTTAGCAACTCAGATAGACAAGCTATTTATCAATGGATGGCACTTAATCCACAACCTAGCTCGTTCGACAGAACAGCATTAAATCAATGGAACGCTGATAGAGAAAAGTTTAAGAATGAATTAGGAAACCGAAGGCTGAAAAACTCAAACAATGATAATTATTTAAACGCTATAATAAGCACTAGTGGAAACGTAGGACACAGTGTATTTCCTATGAGTGAAGTCGAGTTACTTAATACAGCAATAGAGGAAGTTAAAACTGGGATGCCTGACTTAAATCCTGAGACTGTTATGAACATATCTAGGGGAACTTTAGATTTACCTAGTGAAGTTTTAATGCGTATTATGAGGGGAAGGGCACAAGATTCTAAGACAGATAGTGCTTGGTTTAAAGCTGCCATGACTTCTAAAGGCGACCTTGCCACAGCTTTAGGTCAAAATGTGTATGACATGTTTGAATTAACTAATAAAGATGTACAAGAGATTATGGATTTAAGAACAGAGTTTTCTGATACTGTAGAACAGTTTATAGCAAACCCTACACAGCTTTATCCATTTGATGATGTAGGAGAAGACAATAAATTATCTGTAGAAGCAGTCACTAAACGTGCTGGGGAAACATTAGGTTTCTTTGAGAAAACTTTTACTAACACTGAAGAACAAGCCAAAGACTTTCCTAAACTAAGAGAGTTTATGTATGACTTGTATTCTAAAGTAACTAATAAGAGTGATTTTCAACCAGCTATTCTTGAGCACATCTCAGACGAACAGTGGTTAAGGTTATCCACTTCAATAGGATTACGTTCTGAAGAATTAAAAGAACTTACGGAAACCATTTACCCACAGTTAAATTTAAAAGGAGACACACTTGAGTGATTTATATAAGTATTACTATGATGGTAAGAAACAGCAGACACAACCTGAGGAAACAACAGAGGAAACAACAGGTGGTATTTTAGATACATATCGTAATTATGTAGAAGGTGTAGAAGCTGGAAATGCTTGGGCTGAAAAAGAAATAGGAACACCTGAGTTTGCTGAAAAATACAGAGAATTTGCTAAACAAAGACCTGAAATAACTACACAGACTGATTGGGACAACTTAACCTATGAGGAATTAAGAAGAGATTTCTTCCACAACGGAACATGGAGAAATAACAACACAGCTTCTGTTATGCGAGAAATGTATGATTTAGGTGAGCTTGATGAGAAGCAATTAAAAGATTGGGAATATTTGGAAAGAGTGTTTCACGCTGCACCTGTTTATGGAAAGTATAGAACAGGGTGGGAAGCCACTATGGATATAGGTGGGGCAGTGGTGTCTGACCCTTTAAATATATTTGGTGGTGTAGGAATATGGGGAAAACCTCTTACTAAAACAACACAAAAACTAGCTAAACAAGGTTATGCAGCTGTTAATAAAACTTTCTTAATGAACGAAGTTAAAAAACAAGCAGCTAAAGATGGTGCTGTTTCAGCAGCTAAATGGAACTTTTATGGTGGTGCTATCTTTGATGTAGCAAAACAAACCAATATGAAGATAGCAAATGAAGACTATGATTATGACTGGTCAAGAACAGCTATTACTTCTACATTTTCAGGATTAGCTGGGTTGCCTATTGGATATGGTTTAAATCGTGCTTTAAATTCTAGAGTTAATCCTAATACTTATTTTAAAAAAGGAACTGATTGGGTTTCTATAGACTCTGTAGGTTGGCATAATGGTAAACCTGTCTTTGCTATGGATAAACAAAAGGGATATACAGCTACTAAAGAAGGGGTAAACGTAGACATACCTATAGATAAAGGCACAGTAGTTACTACAGCTGATGGAACTATGGGAGAAGTAATACAGACTAAAACTGTTACGACAAAAGAACAGGTTAAAAAAGAAGTAACCATTGAATACACGGATAAAAAAGGTAAAAAGAAAACTAAAGTAGTAGATGAAAATAAGTTATTTGTACAAGACGTAGAAGTTTTACCTCGTGATTTAGCGGGTGCAACTCCTAAATATAATTTTAGAGATGAACCTGTAGAACTAGAATTTGAAGATGACATAGTTAAAGCTTTATACATAGTTGGTGGTCGAGGAAAAAGTGCTAGACATGACGATTACTTATCTTTTTTAGAATCTAACGGTGTTAAAAACATAAAAGCACAAGCACAAGCTTTAAGAGATTATATAAAAGGCGAAGCTAAAGCTGGTTTTAGAGATGTAAAAATAGCTGCACACCGTGTAGAAAGAGACATACCAATCCCTAAAAATGTAGAAAGGATAGATGCAGATGGCTTACTTATATCTAATAAATTAGAAGGTGAGGCAAAAGCTATAAATAAACAAGCAGATGATGTTTCATGGAATCGTGATGTTTTTATTAACAAAAATAAGTTTGACAAGATAACAGGAGAAAACTACGAGAAGATAGTTAAGTACTTAAAAGAAAACTACAACGAAATTAAAGGTACTAACAAATATTTACTAGACTTTAGAACACGTACTAGAAAGCTAAATGAAATGCTAGATGAAGTAGAAACTAAAGTACAAATGAAGTTAGACCAAAAATCTAGGGATGATTTATTAGAAGACTTAACTAACTGGGCTAAGACAGGACAAGACGGCGGCGTTAATCTTATATCAGCTAGATATCAAATGGCGGGTGACCTTAAAACATTAAGTGAAAAACTAGCTTTATACAAAAAGGCTAGCACTAAGTTTGGTAAAGAAGAAGCTGATAAGCAAGTCGACAAGGCGTTTATGGATGTTTTAGAATCTATGAGTATACATGATAAGATACAAACCCAGCTATCAGATAATCTACAGGCAGCCAAAATAAAAACAGATGTCACCCCAGCTGCTCGTATTAAACAAGATTACATTAATAAAAGTGTAAAGAAATTATTAGAAGATAAAAGGCTTAAACAACTAGACCCTAAGGCTGTTTCTGAAATTAAAGAAAACATTGTAAAGAATTTAGATAACCAAGATAAGATGGTGTCAG